CTAATTAGCTCTCGGCCTGCCTCTTTTTACTTTTGTGGTGAGCATATCGTGTGCAAGACGTGGATGGTATAAAGCCTTGCCTTGTGTGCCCTGGTTGATCGATACAAGCTTGTCCCTGATTGTTGTCACAGATAAGTTGTATTTTTGAGCCAGGTACGAAGCAGAAACCAACTCCAGTTCGACTTCTTTTAACTCCTTCACTATTGCACCGCCGATTTGCTGGCCCAGCATGATTTGCGGAGGTCGCTCAGCTTCAACAATGATGGTATAGCGAGCCATTTAAGTCACCTCCTTTACCTTAGCTTGACTTAATTTCTCCATGTGGCCTCCTTAAATTTTGCATTGACCAGCAGTGCTTCAATTTCAAACAGGCCGACGTTGGCAAAGATGTGATCCATCTTGCAGCCATATACGGTTAGAATCCGTGTCATAGACGAATACCGGTATCTCATGCTTCCTGTACTCCATCAGTGGTCAGCTGATCTAAAGTGACCATCCTTGTTGCATACGCGTCTAACACAGCAATATGATGTTCTGGATGCATTGAAGGTTTTGCGGCAGTGATGGCTGGTGCATATTTCATTAATGCTTCAGTGGTGTTCAGATTTAGAATGTGCTCAATCATCTGGTCACGCTTAGTTGCACTAAAAATATGAATAGGTTCTTCAGGAGCCTCAGCGGTTTGCTTTTTAGTCTGAACTAAGGTCTCAGCTTCCTTCTGTAAACGCTTGAGCTCATCTACACTTATTGTCTTTTCTTCCACATCATTTGATGTTGAGTGGACATTTTCAGGCTCAAGTTCTGCTGGTGTAGTAGTTTGTTCAGCTGCAGCTTTTTCAATTTTTGCAATTTGCTGCTCAGCTGCTACGTTTAAATAATTAATCTGAGTTTTGCTTAAGCGATTGTCAGGATTTATTTCATAACGCAGCTGCATTACTTCTTCTGTAGTAGTGAGCTTATGCAAGCGAAGCAAGTACTGCTTTTTCAGTTCTTCCGGATCTATCCATTTTTCTGTAGCTTGAACAGGCTCAGCTTCAACCGACTTTTCAATATTCGGTATGGTGTCACCTGGACCAGCAGGTTCGCTGGTCTGGTCGGTATCTTCCTTAGCTTTTCGATTACGACGTTTCTTTTCAGGTTTGTAATGACTTTCTATCGTCAAAGGGTAAGCAATAGTTCGTCCAAGAAGTTTACCAATTGCTTGTAGCTGTAATTCAGCATTCTCTTGATCCATCTGGGCAAAACCATTTTTCACACACTCAACATACTTTCCAGACAGTGAAGTGAATTGAGTGTGTGCAATGTGATTAGGATAAACCAAGAAAACCTCCTGACCTTCTACAACATCATCAAGCTCTAAAGGTTTGGTAAACGTAATGCCTGCCAGCTCCATGGTTTCAATCTTGATGCAAAACTCATGGCCTGGCATTGCGAAAACCGTAGCAGGAAAACAATCTAGATCTTCGAAATCCATCATTTTACCAACAGCACGGCACATGATATTTCGGCCAGCCATCATTGCTTCAAACGCTTCTTTGCTATTTAAAATATTCATGCTACAGCTCCCTGTTTAGGAATTTTATTAATGATGTAAGCCTTTACTGCTTCTAAGCACTCAGCCTGAATACCCATGAGGCTTTCAATACCTTGTTCTTCACAAAAACTCATTACATCTATTTCAGCTTTGTTCAACAGATCTTGGATCTCGTCACGCTGCTCATCGCTAATTCCTTTGAAATCTGGTGGATTGGACCAACGCTTAGTTTCTTTATTGAAAGTACATTTAAGAGCTCGAGCACGAATCTGGATGGCATACCACATTTGTTTGGTATATCGATGCTCTGGATCAAGAGATTCAGTAAGCTGATTTAAATCACTTGCATAATTAGCTTCTTCACAGTTCTGCTCAAAGTTTTGCAAATCCGCAGTTGCCTTAGTCTCAGCGATCTGCTCAGGAGTCATAGAGTTAATGTAGTCCTTGGACTGCTGAATTAACTGAGCTAAAAAGGTCACTTCATGTTCCAGATCTGGAACTAGAACCTGACCAAGATTTCCCGAATTTTTTGCATGATGAGTAGGGGATGGACAGAAGTTGATAATCCGTTCCATTACACCTTCTTCATTGGTGTTTGAGTTCATGTAGCCCATTACATCAGCCATGCGGTAAAGCATGTTTCTGTTTTTACCACCCAAGTCAGGACGGAAAACTTTGATCTTATCCTTACCGCTTTCCTCTTCTACGGCATGAGCGATAAACACCACATCTTTACCGTATGAGATCCACTTGTGGATGGTCTGCATAAACATATTATTGGCAAGACCTTGTGCTTTGATTGTTAGAGATCCATCACGTTGTCGGTTCTCAGCATTGTTTGATAAATGCGTTTTAATACAGTCCAGCATTGCACCTACTGTGTCACAAACAATAGTTTGATAATCGACAAGGTCACCAGCTACCATGCCTGAAACATCAGACCACTGGCGTATCTGGACTACATCACCACGCCGTAACTTGTTACCTACACGGTGTGAGCCTTTATCAAAGTCAAAGACAACAGGCTTTTCAGCAGTATGAGCCAAAGTGCTTTTACCAATACCCGGATCGGTGTAAAGGTAAAAGATGATTGATTCAACAAGTAAAGGCTGACTTGATTTAGTAATATTTAGAGCCATGATATTTCCCCTTATCTCGATCCAACCCAGCCCATACGACGCTTATAAGCTTTGCGGTCATATGAAGGGATATGTGATTTTTGCAGACCAATCGCTAAAGCCTTGCGGCGCTGGAATGCGCGTTCACGTTCGAAGTTTTTACGAATCCAGGGTTTGGCCACATGCTCTTCAAGAGTGACTTTTACAAGCTCACCGGTTTGACGGTCTTCAGCAAAAATATCTTTGCCTTGTTCAACGTAGACAGTAGGGCCAAGACGCATAGTCATGTGACCTTGCTCAAAGCCACCTAGGTATTCAGAGAATGTTTGAGTAGAAGTAGTCATTAGCGAGCCTCCACAACTTGAACCAGTTGAGGCTCTTGAGAGAACTTCGCATTATAAGCATGGGCTTGGACTGCCTGAGTTTCAGCTTCATTTGCACAGCTGCGGAGCATTGCGACCAAGCCAATGAACAGGCTTAACAATAAGAGGAAAGTACAAAGGTCAGCGAAGATAGAACGGGGTTTACCGTACATCTCTTCCTGAGTAGGCTCTTGAAAGAGGATCTGAGTCGTTTGACTCTTAACAGCTTTTTGTTTCATAATTGCCTCGTAGTATTGAAAAGCCCGTTTGATTTCCAGTCAGTAGCGGGCTTTTTTATTAGGTACAAAGCAAATATCGCATTAACGATATATTTATGTCAATAGTGATAGAGATAAAATATCTCAAAAAAGATAAATATCTTGAGTTTGTATATTTCCATGCTTTAATAGATAAAAGAAAACCCACCGCTGGGGTGGGTTTCTTTAAAGTATAAATCTTATTTTTTATGTTCAGTAATACTGATAGGCTGATCTTTTACGAATTCTACAATGCCCTCACCAGCTTTAAAGTGTATTGATACACCTTGATTATTTGCTAAGCGCACTCCACTTCCTGAGACAGCGCGTTGAAGACGATACACTTTACCAGAATTATCGGTCATTACCGCTGTTTCAAAGTTATCTGAAGACTTTAGAAAGATTAACAAACCATTCGGTCCAGTAAACTCAATAATCTGAGCATTAGATGAAACATCATTTTTAACTTTTTCTTGCAAAACTTCAGTATTTGGATTTGAAGTACAGCCAGTCATTGTCAGACCTATTAAAGCTGCGCCTAATAACGTATTTTTCATTTTCTTGACCTTCTTATACAGGATGATAGGGAGGTATTTATATTAATTGTTATAATATAACATTTAAATAGTGTATTACATATCAATGACATAAAAAAGAAATATTCCTCCAATGGAGTAAGTTGGAAAAATATGTTGAAACATCAAACTGACCCTCTACCTATAAATAAGTAACTATATAAGTATACGTTGGGTAAAATTTTGGGTAAAATCAAAAAATAACTATAGATAAATCTGTGGATAAGTTATGAAACAATATGAAAAACTTACAAACCAGCCATTAGTAATAGCGTTGGCAGAGTTCCGTTTTTCTACAGTTTTGCAAATTGAAAAATATATATCTGAATTTCAAGACTACTTAAGACAGGATTTTCCTTACTTTTCCACTACACAGCAACAGGAAATGATTGTTGAGCAAAATGGTATTCAGGTGAATACGACAAATGCTTGGGTTTTTTTATCAGGCAATAAAAAGCGAGCTTTTATATTAGATAAAGATCGCTTAATATTCCTTGATGGACAATATAATAGATTTCCTGATTTTTCAAAGAATTGCGAAACCGCCTTATCTTTCATTGAAAATCGAATTAAGCCATCACTATTGCTGAGAATTGGACTTAGATATTCCGATTTAATAATTGGAGAAACTGAAAATGAAGAAATTGAGAACTATGTCAAATCTGTAGTCTGTGATTCTGGGGTATTTAATGATATTGGGCAGCAAGTCCATAATATTAATGAAACTGTTATAAAAACAGATGCTGGGATTATGACGGTAAGAAGTCTGTATGGCAATTTGAATTTATCTGTTTGGCAAGATCTATCTGATCCTCCTATTGAGATACCAAAACATAATAATCACAGTAAGCGTATTCTTTTAGACTTTGATCATTACTGGCAACCTCAGGGTGAAATATCAAATTTCAAACTTGATAATCTCTTAAATAAGCTTCACGCGTTACATGAAGGCTCCAGAAAAGCTTTTTGGGAAATAACCACACCTGAAGGTAGGGAGAACTGGAAATGATTGATCTCAGCGCTTTTACTTTATCATCAGTATTAAATATAGGTACAGCTAGTCAAATCACTGGTTCAACAATTAATAACAATGTAATTTCAGAACCAAATTATCGTCCTACTGGGAGCCTTCGGGTTAATATTTCATGGCTTGAAAGCAAAACAAGAAGTGGGCAAAAATATCATATAGTTAACCACCAAACTAATATCTTGGAAGAACGTCTTGATATAATAAAATCAAATTTTTCATTATCTGAGGATGAGCTGAGTCAAAGTTTAGGGGTAACGCGAAAAACATTATTTAATTGGAAAAACCAAGACTCTACTCCAAGTAAGGCCAAGAGTATGAAAATTTTCCAACTTTATATATTAGCTAAAAATTGGTCGGAGAATAGATTCTCTTCTAATCCTAGTGATCTTAATCATCCGGTCTTAGGAGGCGAAAGTATTAAAGATATGCTTTTGGCCGAAGAGCTGGATAGTGAAAAAATTCTTTTTGCTGGAAATAGAGTAGCCCATAAATCACTAGGTGAAACAGAGCTTTTCTGAGGTTGAATTAGTGCGACATTGGATGGAAAGTTGTGGATGGCTGCAGGGCAGTATTGTTACAAGACAAGATGCCCAGCAATTAATCTCAGTAATGGGTCTAGAATATTCAGATGACATAATTTTAATTGTGGCGTCAGGCTCATGCGATATAGCTAATTTGAGTGATCCTATTATTGAACTTTCTATAGGACGGATGATATCGAAAGTTAATGGTAATTTTTTATTTAACAAGAACCCTCGATGCTTGCATCTTCAGTTAGAAACATCGCTAGCTTCTGATTTTGGAGATTATGCAGTTGAGTTAAAAGCACATGAAAAAATTTCTATAAAAAAGGATTTAATACCGTTCGGTATTTTACCAGAAACAGAAATAGCTTTTACAAAAACAGCTCTTAGTTTTTATGTAGATTGGTTAGCCTCACGATATAAAAGACCTGCTTTTCCAACTGAGTTTGATAGGAGAATTGATCAAGCATGGGATAAAAGTAAACGTCGAAAAGCGGTAGCTAAAATTAGTAAAAAATTGATAGGGATTTATGCAAGAGTTTATCCTGACAACGAAATCAATTTTGACCAGAATTATTCTGTTGATTTACTTGCGTTAGTCGTAAGAGATCTATCAGCAGAGGATACTGATAATATTAAGGAAATTATCAATAAATATATTGAAGCTTTCAAAGCAGCAAAAATGGATGTTGGTGAAGATGTTAAGATATTAAATGAGTATCAAGTTTCTGTAGGGACCCTAAAGGAATATAAAAGATTCAATCTAGACGAATTGTCCTATAGGAACAATGACCCCCTACCGCCTGAAATCGTATTAAATTAGTTGATTAATTTTTATTCAAAAGTTAAAAGCCGCATATAGCGGCCTCTAAACTTCTTCCTGTCCTGATATTTCTATTCTTAAAATAAGATCAATAGGTAATGCAAAACTCTCACCCGTAATGGTTTTAAAATTAATCCAGATGGCGCTAGATTCATTTTCGAAATTGATGCTGACCAACTTTATAAGATTAAAAGGCTTGGCATTGTTGGGTAAAACAATATTATAGAGATAATTTTCACGTACATAGGAGATAAGCATTTGGTGAACAGCCATCTGCTCACCACTGCTTAATTCTCTGTACTTGCATAATTCTGGTAAGTTATATTTTTTATTCATTTATTATTATCCTGTGTTAAATAGGCCGCATATAGCGGCTTCTTTTATTCTTTAAGTTTACTAATTAGAAGTGCGTTTAAAATTTTCATCATTCATGCAGTGCTTAAGACTATCTTTTAGTACACCTACCATTCGATAAATATATTCTGGTTTTTCCAGAAAAATTTGTCCATTATTTTGAACTTCCAGACCAGCTCGCTCTAGTTCACTTCTACGTGAATCATCGATAGGCACAATAAATTGAATGGTATGTCTTTTTCTATTCACGTCATAGCGAAATAACCATCTATTTGTTTTACCCTGAAAAAGAACAGAGTAATAACTTTCAGTATCTCTACCTTCCAAAACAACACCAGGAAGTAATTCATTCACTATTCGTAATAATTCCTGCTCATCTTTTGTTGTAATGATTTTTTCATTATCCGGATTCACAATAAAGTCTGGTTTTTCTTCTATGGCTTCTCTTACTTTAGACTCAACTATTTTTTGCTCAACTGGTTGTGCTGTAATAACTGTAGGAGAAGATAGTCCTTTCACTACTGTGTCACTAATTGCCTGCTGCACTGCTTGCTTCACAAATGGTTGTATAGACTCAAGGAATTTAGTATTCAGTTGGCGTTGAATATTTGCCTGCTGAGCAACATATCGAACAAAATCAATATCGACCTCATTAATGCTCTTTTTAATTACAGATTTGAATTGCTGAATATATTGATTCTCTTCAGCAAAAAATCTTAATTTCTCTGCATGAAAGTTATCATGTTTAAATTCTGCCAGTTGGGTTAAATCTTCAGGATTAGCTTTAGTGAAGTCAATTGTTAGAAATGGCTTTTCATCCATTACATTTGTATTTATTAAATCTGTAAAAAAACGCCATTCTCTACCATTTGTAATCGCTCCAATGGTTACACCGAGACTGCTATTAAAATACCTTGATAATTGAGGAGCATGATTAGTTAGGTTAGCAACAAATGGCTTAGCCTCGATAAACATCACAGGTTGTCCATTGCAATACAATGCATAATCGACACGCTCTGTTGCTTTAACACCAGGAAAGTCTGCGGCAAATTCAGCCAATACTTTTGTTGGATCGTATGGATTGAATCCTAATATATCAAGTAATGGTAAAATTAATGCTTGTTTAGTTGTTTCCTCTGTGGTGCAGTGCTCACCAACTTTTTTTACATGTTCAATGTGACTTTTAAGTCTTTGAATGAAATTTTCCATAAATACCCCATTAAATTATTATTTAGTTCTCAAGATTTTAGTTATTAAAATCTTGCTTACTGGAAAATAAGTTTTTATATTCCTTACCAGTTTTCCATTGATTGCCAAGACCATGCCCAACCTATTACTTCAAATTGCTGGTCAATAATATCTTGTGCAGTTAGTCGTTCTTCTGGATACTCTGCAGCATTATCACTGACGATTCGCACACCGCCCAAAGGTAACTGATAAAGCCTTTTAAATTTAAACAATCCGCCATGACAGACTGCAAATACTTTTCCATCTTTTATCGTTTTCCTATCTATATCTACATATACAATATCCCGATCCTTTATTGTTGGAAACATTGAGTCTCCAGTGGCCGGCATCGCTACACAATTATTACTATTAATATTTCGCTCCCTTAACGGTGTACTACTTACCGTTATTCGCTTAGCTTCCTTTTCAAGCGCCTCAACAAATGACCCATCACCACATGAAAAAGCAACATCCTCGAAAAACTTAATTTCTACTTGATCATCAAGGGGAATAGAGTTCTTTAAGAACTCTTCTTCATTTTTTGTTTTGTTAGTTACTTCTTCTTTACCAGTTAAAAGGTATTTTGAAGAGGTGCCCAATGCCGCAGCAATAGAATCCATCTTTTCTGCAGAAGTACCTTTCTTATCATTTTCAAGATCAGAAATAGTTGATTGCCCTACCTTAGCAATCTTAGCTAATTCTGGTTGGGAAAGGTTAAGCGATCGGCGCAAGGTACGAATACGGTTACCTATCGACATTTTTAATATCCTTTTTATCAATATCGCTATTGTGATACAAAAAAGTATCGCTTTGGCGGTTGATTAAATATCGCAATAAAGATAAATTATCACTATAGCAATTATTGGAGCTAACAAAATGACTGATTGGAGTCAATTAATTAACGATTTGCTTGATAAGCAACAGGGAGCAATGACCCAACAGCAAATTGCTGAAAGTGTTTCATGCTCTCAGAACTATATTTCCGATTTAAAAACCGGGAAAAAAGGAAAGCGAATTTCTTATTCAATTGCTGAAGGTCTGAAGCGTCTACACGAGCAAAAGATTAATCCTGCTGCTTAATATTTTTCCTTAAATATCGCCACAAGTAAACGTGAATAAAAACAAGGGTTCACATATGGAATTTAGTAAAGAAGCACAGGCTGCCCTGTACAAGATGATCCGTCATACACCAGGCATAGATGCAAAACAGATTGCTGAAGTATTGGGCGATTCTCATAAAACCGTTCTGAATTACGGCAATCCAAATATGGACTATTTGCCGAGCCTTAAGAAATTTGAAGCTTTACTGGACTACACCAAAAACCCGGCAGTACTCCAAGTATGGGCGCATAGCTTAAATCTGGCCTTAGTTCCGGCAGGTTGTGATGGCGATAAACATCGTGAGCTTTCTATTTTTGAAGCAATGATGCAGCACAACATTTGCAGCGGTCAGGTCAATCAGAAAGTTTATGAGGCTTATGAAGATGGTGTAGTGACACCTGATGAATATCAAGAAATTCACGAAATTGCTCAAAGAATGATTGATTTCATCACTGCTGTTGATCAGGCAGCCCATAAGCAAATGAAGAAATATATAGCTGCTGCACAAAATGAAAAAGCCTGACGGTCGAGGTCAGGCATTTTCTAACTCATACAGGCATGAATGAATTATGAAAAAGAATCTATCAGAACCCGCTAGTAATAGCAAATCTGTTGATCTGAAACAGGATAAAAGCAGTTCAACGGCTAAACCTCTTTTAAAAAGTCGGAAAGCTAAACGTCGTTTTGTCGAACCTGTAGCTCTGTTTGTGTCTTCACTACAGCAGGAGGCTCTATGAACTCTGTAATTAATAACGATGATTATAGACACCTGCAGCAAGTGCAGTCTTTCTATGATCCGGCTTTAAGAATTCTTGATGAGCTGTTTAAGCGTAATCAAAACAATCTGCGTGTCCGAAATCAGGACGTAAACAACGCCGCTGTACGAAAAACTGATCTGGCTGAGCAGCTGGTGCGCCGTTGCCGTATTAACGACTGGATGGCCAGTGAAGTGGTAGCAAGTCTGGTGAAATCAGAAACGGTTGAGGCATTTGGTGGCTATGTGAAGCCTAAGATGGGTGAAGCTCAATGAGTCATATTCTGTCACTACGTGGCACAGGGCAACCGATTGCGTATTTCCCCAAACTGAGTAGATACCTCGGCTGTGTAAAAGCTGGTATTTTTCTTGGCCAAATAGTGTTTTGGTCAGATAAAACAGATAGCCCACTAGGGGTTTATAAAACATCTGAGGAAATTGAACAAGAGACAGGTCTGTCTTATCGAGAGCAGGTGAGTGCAAGAAAAAAACTCGTTGCACTGGGTTTGATCTCTGAAACATACAAGCGTCTTGATCACCGTTTATATTTCAAATTTAACGAAGAGTGCTTTGATCAGTGGCTTACAGACATGATTTTGGCGAACTCACAAAGTGTAAATTCCCCAACTGACGAAAGCGCAGTTCGGGAGCAAACAAAAGCGCAATTCGTTCCTACAGAGAATACAACAAAGAATACTACAGATATAAACACCCACACTAACGCGCAAGCTGAAAACCAAAATCAGGACTGGAACCCAGATCTTGATCAACTTACAACTGCGTTGAAGGGAACAAAGTATTCTCATCGTATTTCTGAAATTCTCAGCATGGAAGATTTTCAATTCCATCTTGGGAACTTTAATGCCCATCACGAGAATAATCACCAGATCTCTGACAACCAGAAGCTGCGAAAGTTTGCACAGTGGATATTTCAGGAATTTGAAAAGTCTCTCGAAAAAGCTGAACGCAAAAATAAACACACAACGGGTTACTCTCGTTCTGAGAAACCAGGTTCTCATCTGGACGTAAACGCTGCCTGGAATAACCAACCAGCGCAGCAGTATGCTCCAGTGAATTCACCCGTCCAAATCCCGGAGGGCTTTGAATGAATGCTATGGCCATGCTCACAGGTGGATTTAAAAGCGTCCAAGAACTGTGTCCACAACACAACATTGCAAAAGTGAAATCTGGACCGAACCAGATCTGCCCGCAATGTGCAATCGAATTAGTGAACCAGCAAAATCAGAACCGTCAGCACGAAGTAAATCAGATGGTTCGTGAAAAGCATTTTGCTGGCGCTACGCTTCCAGAACGTCATGCAGATTCAAGGTTCAAGAATTATACCGTTAGACATGCAGGTCAGCAGAACGCACTAAATAGTGCTCTCTCTTACGTTCAGTCTATTTTGAGTGGCGTTAAAAATAACTTTGTGATGGTAGGCAAGACAGGCACAGGAAAAACTCATCTGGCTTGTGCCTCAGCACGTACATTGCTCACTAGAGGTATGTATGCCCGTTATATCACCAGTGAGGAAATGGCGCAGCGGATCATGGATGCATGGGATAAAAAGAATCCGGACATAACTGAGAAATCAGTGATTCATGAATTTACCCAGTATGACCTGCTGATCCTGGATGAATACGGATTACATGATCGGGATAAGCGCCGAGAACTGGTCCATAAAGTTTTATATGCACGTTATGACCGTATGAAGCCAACCATGCTGATCTCAAACATGACATTACATGACACAAAAGACGGCTCCGGAAAAACTATACCTGGACTGATTTCAGATTTGGGAGATCGTTTATGGTCCAGATTTCAGCAGGGTAGCCTAACTGTGGTCGAATGCAACTGGGCTGATGCTCGATTAGGGGGTGGGGTGTGAATCAAATTTTCTTTGGTGACTGCCGTAACTTGATGACTGACATGATTAACGAAAATATTAAGGTCCAAACATGTATTACTTCACCTCCTTATTTTGGCCTACGTGATTACGGTGTAGATGGGCAGCTTGGGCTTGAAGTCACTGTAGATGAATACGTTCAGAATATGGTTGAAGTATTCCGGCTGGTACGTGAGCTGCTGCATGATGACGGCACACTTTGGTTAAATCTTGGTGATAGTTATGCAGGTTCGGGACGTGGCATGACCAGAACCGGGCTTAATGATGGGAAAAATCCTAAAACCAAAAACTTGATATTACCTAAACAAAATACTTCCCAGTCTAATCTGAAACCCAAAGACTTAATTGGTATTCCGTGGCGAGTTGCTTTTGCATTGCAAGCCGATGGCTGGTACTTACGCCAAGATATTATTTGGTCTAAGCCTAACCCAATGCCTGAAAGCATTACTGATCGCTGTACTAAGGCACATGAATATATTTTTTTATTTAGTAAATCACGCCGATATTACTTTGATCATGAGTCAATTAAAGAACCGGTTGCAGAGAGTTCATTAAAGCGGCTGTCCCAAAATGTTGATCAGCAAAAGGGTAGCAGCAGAGTTTTAAATAAACCAAACGGCGCAATGAAAGCGGTTTGCTCGAGATCTTCAAGAGATGGATTTAAACGATCCAATAGCAAAGGTGAGCAAAAAATTCCTAATCAAGCCTATGGCGTACACCGTAAGGAACGAGCTGATAGTGAATATGACTTGCTCACTCGCAATAAACGTAGTGTATGGCAAGTATCCACAAAACCCTACAAAGGCGCTCATTTTGCAACTTTCCCAATAGATTTAATCGAACCGTGTGTACTTGCAGGATCTCGAGACAATGATCTTGTACTTGATCCGTTTATGGGATCCGGAACAACAGCAGCTGCTGCATTAAAACATGGTCGTCAGTATTTGGGTTGCGAGTTAAATAAGTTCTATGGGCCATTACAACAAGAACGTCTAAAAAAACTAATTGAAGAAATAAACCAGACTTCATCTCAGCCTGACTTATTTGGAGAAATAGCATGATCAAAAAATTAGAAGTTAGGTTACTGGCCAGAGTTCTGGCGAATCAGGCCTTACTTATCCTCAAAGACAAGGAAATTTCCAGGCTGCAAAAACAGGTTGAACTGGCTCAAGCTGCTACGGATCGGATGGAGGCCTGTTATATCGAAATGAAAAAAGAGGCCGAGCAGCTGCAGAGTGAGCTTAAGTGTTGTCGTCGTGAGAATACTGTCTTGTTGCAGAAAGCTGGTGAAGCTGACAGGAAGATTGGTAAGGCTTTAAGCGTATGCAGTGACAATCGCTTATGTATCAGTAAATACATGATTGAAGATGAAACCTTAGGATTGATTGGTGAAGTAGAGAAAGCCTTACAGGATAGTGATTTAAGTGTTTATACCCCTTTGCTTTTAAGAGGTGTCAATGACAAGCATTTCGGCGGCTGAGTATCGGAAATTATACGGTACCAAGACACGTAAAAAGGCCAAACGGCAGAGCAAGGTGAAAGGGGAGCGAGTTGCAAGTGAGGGTGAGGCAAAGCTGGCCAGTGATCTTAAAGCGCTCAAGATTGGCTTCGTACAGGAGTTTTACTTTCATCCTGAACGACAATGGCGGGCAGACTTTCATATTTTAGAAACAAAGATTTTAGTGGAGATTGAGGGCGGGATCTGGATGCCAGGAGGTGGAAGGCATACCAGAGCCAAAGGATATTTAGGGGACATGGAAAAGTATAACGCGGCCACAGTGCTGGGTTATCAGGTTTTACGGTTTAGTACAGAGCAAGTGAAAAGCGGTTTGGCGGTTCGGCAGATTGAGAAGATGGTAGGGGGTTTAGGATGAATGCAGCGGTGACAATTATGCAAACAACGGATTGGACACGTTTTAGTACTGAGGACTGGTTCCGTCAATTTGGTGCCTGGATGAATGGCAATACTGAAGTTAAGCATCTGGTCTATAAAACATTGCCCACACGCAAGTTGAATCAGAAACAGCGTGAGCAGCTCATTGCAAAATATATGAATGATGAAAGCTTTAGAGAACCAGTTGTTCGCCGTGGAATGACCTGTCAAATAAGCGACAATGAGGCAAGAGCATTTCAACGAATAATTTTAGATATACGACAGATTGAGAGTGAACCATTACAGGAGTGGATGGATGTAATTTGGGCACGCTTTGTTATGAATGATTCAGTAAGAGAAATTGCTACCACTAGAGAAACGTCAATTATCCAGATCCAACAAGATACCAAGTGTGGATTAGCCTTTATCTCTGGCCGCTACCCTAATCTTATTTCTGGTTTACTCAAAAAGTAGTGCTTGCTTGTATATACGGGTTATGGCATATTTGTGATAACTTGGCGAATTTGTATTTAACCGCCACCAGATAAAGCTCGCATTTGCGGGCTTTTTTAATATTTATTGATATGCTAAATTTAATTTGAGCTGGCAACTCGCTAAGCGGATCAGTCTGGTCTCTTGAGACCCACTCCTGCCATTGGAAGTAGTTGTAGGTCCATCTGGAAACAGGTGGACCTTTATCTTTACAAATGGATGCGTGAGGATTAAATCTCATGAAACATGTTAAAACGTTTAAAGCGCATGATCTCTCTGAAGTCGAAGGCTTAGTTAATAACTTTCTACGTCAAAATAAATGTGAGCTTATACATGCTCATCTTGTAAGAGTCTTTTCTTGTTCTCATTATGAAGCTTTCATTGTGTTTAAGAAATAGACATTAAATAATCATATTAATAATAATTAACTGTTTGAATCATAAAAATTACTTTGTAAATAGAAATTATTGTTTATATTAAATATTCTTCCTAGCCTCTGTTAGAAGAACACTTGGTAACTTCCCTTTAATCCTGCTTCTCTCTCCAAGAAAGCAGGTTTTTTTATTTGCTTTTATATTTGAGTTATTTTATCTTTAGCCCGGTGTAAAAAATATTCACTTTATAGCCCATATCTCACTGTATGGGTTTTTTTATTGAGGAAAATTAGGAAATCCTTTACACAAATCTTAAATAATTATTAAGTATTTTTATTTTAATTAATCCAAAATAGGCCTCCATTTGAAAAGCTGCAATTTTAGAGAAAAAGAATGGCTAGAAACAATTACTTACCAGCTCTAGAACAGGTCTATGATTTCTTGCAAGAGCGCCCTGGTTTTAAGAATGAGAGTGGATTCGCGAAAGCCGTAGAGTATTTTCGAACCTTGCATGAAGAGACTCCTGAAGAATTCAGAGTTCAGGTGCCTAATTTTGTTATAGGTAAATTTGGTACTAAAGAGATAATCAATTTAGGAGAAATGCCAAATTATACGGACAAGAATAAGTTCGTTAATTGGGTAAATATTCAAATTAATACCTAACGTTTGATCATTGTTAAAGCCCATCATTTGATGGGCTTTTCTATTTTTAAAAAAACTTAACATACGGGTATTACAAAAGATACTTTAAGCAATTTCAAGTGGGCTAAATTAAAAATAGGTTTTTTTAAAAAAAACAAACGAATATTTCTTACCAAGACTTGCTTCTAATCAATAAAGTCTAAGAGAGGTTCTTATGTTAGCTCGGTCAACCTATTACATCGGTGGTTTGTATAACGGCCAGATGGTAGAGCCATCGCATTTAGGCTCGGAAGAGATCCTCAAATTTATTGAAGAGTTTACGGCGCAGGATAAAGAGACCCTGCTATATAAAAGAGTTCAAATCAATAAGGATGGTACGATTAAATCTTTTTACTTGCTGGAAGGCGCAGAACCGGCCGATTATAAAGAATTAATCTTAAATATCTGGTCAAATGTACCAGTAGATGTGTATGGTATCTAAAATCAATGCAAATGGATTAGACATTGAAAACTATTATCAAAAATTATCAGCGCCTTGCTCAAGAAACCTATGTGAAGGTATATAGAGAATACGGGTTTAGTACTAATGGTTTAAAGGACTTAAATCTTTTACTCACCGAATTGAAATTTAAAACTAAAAGTAAAGAAATTAAGATTCCTCTTACTCGAAGCTATTTAAAAACGTTAAAACCTATAGAAAGATGGGGTATAGAAGCACGGATAGATTTCAGTGTAATACCTGATCGGGAGCTTACCCAAAGTTTTATTAATTGGTATGTAAACCTGATTGAAACTATATTTACACAAAAAGAAAAAACCTTTCCTCTAGCGGATGAAAAAGAGGAAGGCTATCAAGATATTGTGAACTACTTTAAAAGAAAGAACTCTTCAGTAAAAGCTAGATCTGATAACTTTTATAAAAAAGTGCATAAGAGAACACAACAGCTAAAAGCAGATTGATGATTCACTATTTACTAAATACCCACCGTGAAGTTCCAAAATATGAAAAAATTTATTGCTTCAGGATTTTTACTGACGGTTCTCTGTGCATGTTCAAATTATCAGTCAGATATTGATCACGTATCTGAACAAAAAACAGATAAACAAGCAGAAGATACACTCCATGAGTGTTTGCCACTTCGGGCCAAAGAGCTTGTAGGGAGAACTGATTTAAGTGATCAGGAAATCAAAAAGATGACCAATTCAGAGATACTTCGCTATGCAAGAGTAGGTGAGGCTGTTACAGAAGATTATCGACCAAACCGGATTACAGTTATTAAGGCTTCAAATACCAACAAGATCATTGACGCTTCATGTGGTTAGAAAGAAAGGGGGCGAATTACTGTTTATCTGTATTGATCTTGATTAAAATGAGTTCTATTTGCATTGATTACAAATTAGTCTTTATCACTAGTATCTTTAACTAATTGTTTGAACTAATATTGCGCTTAAATTCCGGGGATATATCTTCTTTGAGTCTTAAATCATTCTTTGGTTTAACTCAATTGCGTTACCTATTGCATTTTCAACAAACCTGACTTGGATAAATGAAAATTTTATCTTTAGGGACCTTACATCACAAACTAAACACCTTGCAGCTATAAGTAATTACTTACAAAAATTTTAAAATGTTTTTTTACGGTTTTTACGTGGTTACTATTTAGTTAGGTCAGGAGGTTAATGTGGAAGATGTAAGACTGTTGTATGTAAGTAAGCTAAAAGATTGTGCCAACCCTATGAATGAGCTGTTCAACATTCTTACTGAAGCATTAAACTTTAATACGCCTCATAAGATTTATGGTGCTCTCTATTACGGCAATGGCTACTTTGTCCAATGCCTTGAAGGGGAGAGGGAAAAAGTTGAACATCTTTATTTTCAGAAGATTCTTAAAGATCCACGTCATGAAGAATGTGAAGTACTGTTCTTAGAAAATATTGATGAACGAATGTTCTCCAAATGGCATATGAAATATGCGAGCTATCATAAAGATGTTATAAATTTCTTTATGGATAAGCATAAAGAGAGCTTTAATCCCTATTTGTTGACTAATGAAACTATTCCTGACTTTGTAGATTTATTATCTCGACAGCCCGACAGTTTTTATACCTTAAGCCATAGTTGATTTATTCTGTTTCAATATTAAGTTAGCTTATTTAATTTTTTAAAAAGTTATTCAATTAATCTTGAAGATATATAAAATAAAGCCTGTCCCCGCAGGTTTTATTTTTATATATTGGATCAGAGAATAAGAACATGCTTGAAGAACTAGCAAATAAAAGAATATTAGTGAGTGAATACGATACATACTATTAACTCTATTATCCAAAAAAATTACTCAAGAAACTCGATATTTTGTCTATATTCAAATGACCCTTTTTACTTAAGGGTACTTTGGTAACCTACTTTAATTGTCTTTTCTCCCTGAAAGAAAGGCTCTTAAAGTTTTAATGAATTTGTATACACTTAGTTCTATACAAATCCTCATTAGCCTATCCTTAAGAGGATAGGTTTTTTTATTCATAAGATTTTAGTTGGAGACAGATTTTTAGAAATTTATTTATATTGTTTATTTAAAAATCTCTAATTTAATTTCAAGCTATGTTTAATAAATAAACAACGTGAGATACATTAACTACACCTTTAACTCTATTAAAACAAGCACATGAAATTAAAATTTAAATTATATTAGTATTAATTCTATCACTTTCCTTCCGATAGAAGAGTGTGTGTGTAGTAATGCCCCTTAACCTGCTTTTACCTCTATGAAAGCAGGTTTTTTTAACCCTTCATTATTAGTTTATTAGCTTTAAATATCCATCTACCGAAAGCTCATATCACTCCCAGTATGAGCTTTTCTATTTAATGAGAGAGATTTTGAATATGAGTGATTCAGATATACTGAAAACATTACAGGTGTTAGAGAAAACACATGGTAATTCAAAAGAGGTTGTTTATAGCGCTCATCTCTCTGATGAATGCGTATATTTGTTTTCAGATATAGGATATGCCGGAAATAATCCTACTCCCAGGCATGAGTGGCGCATGAATAAGGCAGATCCTGATTTGGAAATAAAGTTAAAGAGTGCGGTTCAGCTTATTCTGGATGAAGCCCAAGTGGCTTAAGGATAATGGGTAAACTGAAAGTATGAAAGGAATTAACTTTATTATTGGAGATCTCATAAGCTCTAAACACCTTATGAGATCTTTTAAAATTTATTCTCATAACTACAGATCAAATCTAGATTTTTTAAAATAACTTATGCAATCTATTTGATTAAATTAATTAAAATTACTTAGACATTTATACTATATTTATTTTGCTAGGGCTCTGATATAGCTAGGTGTTTGCCGAAAAATTAAGAAGTTTTTATCATGTCTAATTATAGAATTACTTATGAAAGATTAATCTCTAGTATCAATAATAAGCTGGAAGTAAATAAAAATACGGCTATAAGTTTTGAAGAGAAATATTCTGATATTGAGCCTGGAGTAGTAGAGAAACTGGAAATTTACTATGATGCTAAAGGGTATGAGTTTGACTGGCTAGAAGAAGATAACTTATTGGTGGTGCTTATAACACCTAAATAACTGAACAATAGTTTTAAGCCACCTACGGGTGGTTTTTTTATGGGTGTAAGTTATGGATATAGACCAATACAAAGTTCTAACCAAAAAGAAGCCATTAAAAAAGGTACCAAGAGCAAAACCATTACCTAAGGCAACTCAAAAATATCTCGAAGCTGAAGAAACCCTTTTTCAAGAGCTAGAAGAACATCGAATTGGTTATCGAAGAAAGTTTCAGTTTGAATCAACCAAAAATTGGCGGTTTGATTTTTATATTGTGAAATTGAATCTTCTTATAGAAGTCGCAGGTAGCCCATGGTCAGTTGGTCGTGGTGGAAGAAAGATAGCGAATTCATTCAATAAATATGATCTTGCTGAAGATCATGATTATACGATTATACGTTTTGACCCTCATGCGATTGAATCAGGTCAAGTGATTAATTGGATTCGAAGTCAATTAGAGAGACTAGAAGATGGAACAGTTCAGACCATTCCCGCCGCCGGAACTGATTGATCAGGCAGAGGAAGAGGAAGCAATCCGACTGGCACCCGCCGTTGAATTAAAAGAATGGGTGCTTAAAAACTTTTTGACTTTGGGTGGCCAGCTGCACAATCCGGACCATGATCATATCGCTGAGCTGCTTCATGATGATGAAACCTTCCTGGCATTTGCTTGGGCTTCATCTGCGGCAGTAGCGAAAAAACGTATGGTACTGGGCCAATGTGAAAAGGTGATGTTTAACCAGGGCGGTTGGAAGAAGGCTAGGCAGGAACAGCAGATGCGGGACTGGTTCGGCTATGTGCCTGTTTATCTTATTACAGTAGACGCAAGCTTTTGCGAAAACTCTAATGATCGTGAGTTCTGCCGTTTGATTGAACATGAGCTTTACCATATTGGTGTTGAACGTGATCCGGATGGCGAAATCATTTATAGCGATATGACCGGCTTACCAAAGCATTATCTTGCTGGCCACGATGTAGAAGTGTTCTTTGGTGAAACCAAACGCTGGGGAGCTGATGAGTCAGTTAAGCGTTTACTGGAAATTGCGAAGAATGCGCCGTTTGTGTCTGAAACTAATATTGCTGCGTGTTGTGGAAACTGTGTGATTGGTTAGAGCTGAAAGGCTCTTTTTTTTTGCCTGTCTTGTTGGACGTAGCATGACAAAGGGGTATTTATGGCGGCACTTAAAGAGCCTGTAAAAATCTTTATAGTTCAGTCTCTTGCTTGCTTTGAAACACCTCAACAGGTAGCTGATGCTGTCCAACAAAGATTTGGTATAGAGATTGACCGTAGACAATGTGAGGGTTATGACCCTACAAAGTTTTCAGGCAGAAACCTAAGCAAGAAATTAAAGGATCTCTTTGAGCGTACCCGCAAGGATTTTCGAGAAAATATCGAAGATATAGCGATTGCTAATAAAGCTTTTCGTTTGCGTGAGCTTCAAAAGATGTATGAAGATTCGGGCCGAAATAAGCGCATAAAGCAAAATCTACTGAAGCAAGCATTTCAAGAAACAGATGGTCCTATCACAAAGACAGATATAACCACAAACGGCGAATCTCTTAATGCGGCGAAACCTACTGTAATCGAACTGGTGGCTCCTAATGTCAAAGGTACAGATTGAATTACCGCCTAAACTTATCCCGCTATTTAGCACCAGCAATATCCGTTACAGGTCTTCATGGGGTGGCCGTGGTTCAGGTAAGACTAGAAGCTTTGCACTGATGACGGCGATCAAAGGTTATATATATGCCGAGGCTGGTGTGAGCGGGTTGATCTTAGGTGCGCGTGAGTTTATGAACTCATTAGCTGATTCATCTATGGAAGAAATAAAACAGGCGATTCGCTCAGTTCCTTTTTTAAAAAACTATTACGAGATGGGTGAGAACTTCATTCGTACTAAAAATAAAAGAGTGAGCTATGGATTCGCTGGTCTACGCCACAACCTGGACAGCATCAAGTCTAAAGCGCGTATTCTGCTGTGCTGGGTAGATGAGGCTGAAACCGTTTCTGAGATGGCATGGCGTAAATTACTACCTACAGTGCGTGAAGATAACTCTGAGGTGTGGATTACCTGGAACCCTGAACGACGTGATAGTGCGACCAGTAAGCGTTTTAGACATGAAGAAATTTATGATGACCTGACTGGTGAACTGATCGGTCTCGGTGTAGAGATGAACTATACCGATAACCCATGGTTTCCTGAGGTCCTTGAAATCGAGCGCCGCCGTGATCAGGCCACTCTGGATGATTCGACCTATCGCTGGATCTGGGAGGGAGAGTATCTGGAATTATCTGAAGCACAGATCTTTCGAAACAAGTTTGAAATTCAGGAATTTGAGCCTGATCCCTATAGCTGGGATGGACCATATCAGGGTCTGGATTTTGGCTTTGCTCATGATCCGCTGGCCGCGACACGTTCATGGATTCATGACGATTGCCTCTGGATTGAGTATGAGGCAGGCGCTGTAGGGCTAGAACTGGATGATACGGCAGAGTTCTTGTCAAAACTCATCCCTGATTTTGAAGATTATGCAATCTATGCCGATAACGCACGACCCGAGTCTATTAGCCATCTAAAACGAAACGGATTAAGCCGTATCAAGGCATGTGAAAAAGGAAAGGGTTCAGTCGAGGATGGTATTGCCTTTATCCAGTCATTCAAGCGGGTCTATATTCACCCTCGGTGTAAGGAAACCCTAAATGAGTTTAGAAACTACTCTTATAAAAAAGACCGGTTAACGGATGAGGTGTTACCAATCATCATTGATGCCTATAACCACTACATCGATTCAATCCGTTATGCCCTGGAGAAAATATCCAAGGGCAGGCGTAAAGCTAAACCTGCTACAGCAGGAAGCCGAACATTCTCGTAAGGAAAACCTATGGCAAAGTCTAAAAAAGGCAAAGCAGCTAAAAAGGCTTTGTCTTATGGCAACTTATATACACAAGAAGCAGTTACGCAATTTCTCTCTAACTTTGGCCGACAGCCAGATACGGATGAGGTTTTACGTAAAGCGGGTATAGCCCGGCATAGACTGAAAATTATGCTGGATGATGACGAAATTGCCCAAGCAATAGAGACGCGTATTGATGCATTGCTTGCTACACCATTTCGGATTGAACCAAGTGATACTCCTGTTGCAGCGCTACTGAATATCGAACTAAAAGAATGGTATTTTGAAATTGCATCTGCTGCATTAAACGCCTTGTTATTTGGTTACTCCGTACAGGAAGCCGTATATGAGCTTAAGCCTGAAGGGTATGTGGGACTGCAATGGATTGGTGAAAAGCCCATGCAATGGTTTGAACCAAAAAATGATGGACGATTAATCTACCGGCAAGACGGTTACGGTCGAGAAGAAGAAATTGATCAAAAGATAAAGTTCTTTCTGACACGCCGTAAAGCCACTTATGAGCAACCCTACGGAAAAGCACTGTTAGCCACACTATATTGGCTTTATTTCTTTAAACAGAATGGCTTTAAATTCTGGGCCAAGTTCCTGGAGCGTTTTGGTACACCCATACTTCTCGGCAAGGTGGATACAACTGGCACAGAAGATATGGCTAAAGCTTTGCTCAATGCTCATGCTCAAAGTGTTCTCGCAATTGATAAGGACGATGATGTAAGTGTTCTGACTGCCGGAGCAAATGGAACAGCTGGCTCATCATTCGATATGTTTAATAGCGTGCTAATTCGGCAAATTCAAAAGGTTGTATTGGGACAGACACTCACCAGTGGTACAGATGGAACTGGCAGTCGCGCTCTTGGTCAGGTACATGAAAATGTGCGACAGGATAAACTGAAATCTGATATGCGGCTAGTGACTCCAACGATCCAGGCAGTAGTTGATGCCTTATGCATGCTCAATGGATGGGATGAACATAAGGTGAGCTTGGGTGAGGAAGCTAAACCTCTTAACAAAGAGCAGGCCGAACGGGATGTTCACCTGAAAAATGCAGGTGCAAACCTATCGGATGACTACTTTATTCGCGAGTATGGCTTGCAAGAGGGTGATCTAAAGTCTGTAACTGACTTGAACCAACCCGATCTGCAGTTTAAGGCTTTACCCCATAAAGCCTTTAGCTTTGCAGCAACTACCAGAAAGCTATCACCTGAACAGCAGGAAGTAGAAGAGCTGACTGATGCACAGCGAAACATGGAACTCTTAAGCAATGCCCAGGTAAATGAGCTTCTGCAGAAGAGTGAAACACCAGAAGAACTGGTCTTTCATCTGATGCAGCTTATGCCTGAGGCAAGTCAGTCGCAGTTCACGGCGAATCTGGAACGAGCTTTATATGCAGGTGATGTGCTGGGGTATATGACAGCAAGTGAGGGGAAATGAAGCCAGTCACATTCTTAGAGGCCTTACAGTTTGCCCGGTCTCGTAAAATCGTATTGCCTGATGAGTTTTACTCTCTGGATCTCAAGACACGACAACTGGCCACCACGGTCAGTTTTTTATCGAGCATAGAACAGATCCAGACTGTGATAGCCGCCGTAAACAAAGCTATTGCAGATGGCTCGACATTTGAGGACTTTAAGAAAGTGGTCGCTGAAAATGAGATCAAGTTAAGTGAGCCTTATCTCAAGAATGTTTTTAGGACCAATATTCAGACGGCGTATAGTCATGGACGCTGGCAACAGCAGCAACGCAATAGAGATAAGCGACCATACCTGATGTATTCAGCTATCGATGATAGCCGGGTCCGTCCAAGTCACCTGGCATTAAATCGGATTATTCGTCATATCGATGATCCATTCTGGCTCATGTATTACCCGCCGTGGGGCTTCATGTGCCGTTGTACAGTGATTGCCTTAACTGAAAAACAGGCGGAAAAATACGGTATTACCCCAGATGATCAGCTACCGGAAGTGGCTGAGGAAATGGGGTGGAGTACCAGTCCAATGACCTATGGCGATCTATCTGGTCTGGTGGACCAGAAGATCCTAGATTCTGATCTAGATAAAGCGTTTTTGCTGGAGCAGAAAGAGATTATCAAGGCCGAATGGACGGCGAGTAAAAAGCTCACCAGTCTGTTTGCTCCGATGGATGATAAGACTCGGGACTTATTCGATACGGTGGCCAATACAGTGATTCCACTTGATCCAAGCATTCGACCTAGTGCGATTCGTACTTTTTTGGACTATGTACAGGGTAATGATTCTGCTCTTACGGCGCAGTTAAAGCAACCACCTATCACTCTGGCTGAGGAAGTGCTTAAACGCTGGTTGAAGGAGGATTTAGGCAGGCTACAGGCAGTAGCATCAAATAGTGCAACTACAGTGGCCGGATCAGCTTCACTAGCCTACGCTGCATCATTGGAGGTAGGTAAGGTCATTACACTGGATGCGCCGTTACTACTTGCAGGTTTTGGCTCAAATATTGTGATTCAGATTGAAAATGCCAAGGGTTTAGGTATTGATCTGGAAAAGTTAAATGCCGGGCAAGGCGTACTGTTTCCTTTAGGCATATCTTTTCAGGTAGTTTCAAGTGAAATAGTAAATGGAGAGATAGTTTATACTTTAAAACATATAGATATGTGAATTGGTGAGTTATGCCACAGACTGATGAAAAAGATAAGAAGGCAGTAATTGATAGATATAAAGTGCTTTTTGATTTTTATAAAAGTGAATTTGATAGCTTAAGGGGAGAATATTATAAAGTTGAAGATAAAGCAGCTAAGTACCTAACTTCATTAAGTATATTATCTGGTGTACTTTTATTGCTTTTTAAAGATGTAGTTGAAAATTTTGAATTTAACTTAATAAACTCCACTATTCTAATATTGATCACCTTTGCTTCAGCCTCGTTTGCTGCCTCATGGCGATTCATTTTTATGACTATGCAACCTATTAAATTAAAAAGTATTCCATTCAATATGCAAAATATTGATTACTTTAATAAACATGATTTGGACGTATTTTATTACTCAATGGCCAATCAATATATGGAAATTATTGAAAGCTATAAGTCAGCTATTAGTTATAAAACTTCATTCTTGACTAAAGCTTTTTATGAAGTGAAATGCGCGGGCTTGTTATTATTGGTTTTACTAGGTTTTATTTTTACTGCTAAAATATTTGCTTAACAATTTCATTAATCTAATAGGATGAATATGAGTAACAATAATCCGCCAGAATATGTCCCACCGCCTCAAACAGAACTTATTACAAAATCTGATGATAGAAAGAAGAGTACGAAGTAAGTCTCTTTAACCACCAAACCGCTCCTTATGGGGCGGTTTTTTTTATGGAGCATGAAAAATGCCAGATCCAAATGAAAAAGCTAAGCAGGAGCAAGATCAGTTTTGCTTTCAGCTTGGCCAAGTCAGTGTAGACAAGCCTGAGGAGGGGGAAAAGAAGCGCACCTTCTCGGGTATTGCCTATAGTGGTGAAGCAATTACTGACCACTGGTACTGGGATAAGGTGGTGTTTGACCTTGATTCGATCCAGATCAAAGGCCGTATCCCCGCATTGCTAGAGCATCGAACCAGTCAAAGAGCTGGAGCAATAAATTCATATTCTGTGAGTCATACAGAAGGCCTCAAAATTGAGGGCAATCTACTTTCAAATGAATTCGGAACTCAAGTCGCCCAGGACTCTGATGATGACTTTCCATGGCAAATGTCAGTACGGATTTATCCCACCACAGTGGAAGAGGTTAAAGAAGGTTCAGTCATTGTGAATGGCAGGACATTCCAGGCACCTGTTGCCATCTTTCGGGGTGGTCGTATCCGTGAAGTGTCATTTTGTGCTTTAGGTGCAGATGACAATACCAACGCCGTGGCAGCTAGTCACTCACCCAAAAACTTCAACCAACCAGAGGACACAGATGTGGACCTAGAACAAGCAAAAGCAAAACTCCAGGAGCAGGAGCAGACCATTACAGGTTTGCAGGAACAGATTAAAAAGTTTGCCGCTGATAAACGTAATGCCGAAATCGATGCTTTGGCTAAAGACCTGGGCAAAGAGTTTAGTACCGAAGAGAAGTCTAAGTTCGCTGCCATGCCAGACGATGCATTTGAGCTGATGGCCAGCACACTTAAACAGTTCTCGGCGGGTAATCAAACACCACCAGCTGGCCAACAGCAACAACAAACACCAGGGATAAATTCTGCGCTGAACTACCTGTTCAATCATCAGGCTACTGGTGGCCAGGGTGGACAAGCACCACAAGGATCAGCTTTGGATCAGGCATTCGCTAAATTTGCGGCAGCTCAGGAGTCTAAATAATGGGAACAATTACTCAAACCATTACGACCAATCAATTGGTGGTAGGCGATGGTATTCGCACCGAAAATGCCAAAGTAAAAACAGCAACTGCATACAAACGTGGGGATCTACTCAACGTTGGTGCAAATAATGTGGCTGACCACCCTGTTGTTACCACTGGGGTGGTAGGGGATTGGAACGCGATTGCTGTTTCAGATTTCACTGCAGAGCAATCTACATATCACGCCAACAATAACTTAGAAATGCCAATCTATACACAAGGTCCTTTCGATATTGCTGTAGTTACTGTGAACGGAGTTCCATTAACAGCAGATCAATATGATGCAGTACGTGCACAGGCATTGCCTAATAAAATCGAACTTCGTAAAGTTGTGGGGAACTAAGACATGAGTCAAACTTTTACATTTCAAAATGCACCAGTTGAATTGCTGGATGTGCCACAACTGGTGCTACTGACCGACACTACTCAAAAAGTAGATACTTGGTTGATGGATCGCTTTTTCCCTCAACGTGTTTCATACACCAAAAAGGAAGTTCCAGTTGGGGAGTTGAATACAGCAACTCCACTTGCGCCGTTTGTTACTCCGACTGCAGCTGGTCGCCAAATCAAAGTAGGTGAATCTGGCAACGTGAAATTCGTGAAGCCCGCTTACTTAAAGCCAATGATGACGGTGATGCCAAGTGAAGTGCAAAACACGGCTCTGATCGCACGCTTACGTCAGTTTGGCGTGATTGCGACCGGTTCAAATCGTTTATCCGATGCAGATCTATTGTTAATCGACCAGGCACAAAAGGCTCTGTACCTGCGTCAATCTATTGAAAACCGGAAGCTGCTGATTGCCCGTGATGTCTTACTCTACGGTAAAACCACTTTCGCCTCAGCAGACTTCCCGATGTACGAAGTGGACTATGAGCGGAACCCGGCCTGTAACTTCACACCTCTAATTAAATGGGGACAAGCAGGAGCCACACCGGTTAAGGATATTCAGGCGATGATTGACTTGGCTGTTGAACATTCAGGTACATCACCAATCATGGCATTAACCACTTCTAAGGTGTACAACACATTAACTAAAGATCCTGAGTTTAATGAGAAATTCATTACGCCGTATAAAGGGATCAGTGTGCCGCTCACTCCAACCTTTGATCAATCTGATAAGCCACAATTCCGAGGCACAGTGGACAATATCGAAATCTGGACCTATGACGCTAAGCATAGTATGGGGGGGAGTACCGAACGCTTTATCCCTGAAGACTTCTTTGGCCTGGTTGCCGATGCCAATGGCTGGATCGCACATTGTGCATTGCAAAACGTTGAAGCATTCGGTCAGGCTCTAGAGTTCTATTTAAGCCAATGGCAAGAAAAGAATCCTTCAAGCATTCAATTACTCGCTGAATCCTCTCCACTGGCTGTTCCAAACAACAAGAACGGTTTAGTGGGTGGTCGTGGCTTTGTATAAGGAGAACTCAATGCCAAAGTATATTGCAAGACAGTCGATCGGACATTTCCGTCCAGGTCAGGAAATAGAAGGGCTTGAAGCTAAACAACTTCAGGCCCTTTTAGCATCTGGGGCTATTGAAGAATATCAGGAACCGGAAGAGCCTAAAGCAGATGGTACCGCAGCACGTCTGGCTGAGCTTGAAAAGGCCAATGCAGAGCTGACAGCAACAAATACTACTTTAACTGAAGCCAATCAGACAGCTGCTGCTGATAAAGCCAAAGCTGAGCAGGAAGTTGCTGAGCTTAAAGCAAAGGTAGCTGAGCTTGAAAAGGCCAAGCCAGCATCTAAGTCTAAGACTAGTGACAAGCCAGCTGAACAGGGTGCGGAAGCAGCCAAGTAAGGTGATCTATGTACGCGACACGAGCAGATATGGAGGTTCGGTTTGGTGTAAATGAGATATCCAATTTAAAGGCTATGCAGACTGTAGAGAATGCCATTGAGCAGGCTCTACAAGATGCAGCTGAAGAAATAGACAGTTATGTAGCAGTGAAATATCAGCTGCCATTACCGGAAGTTCCCAGCACATTAAAACGGATTGCCTGCAATATTGCGCGCTATCGTCTTTACTTTCAGCGTCCAACAGAAGAAGTCGAGAATCGCTATAAAGCCGAAATTGACTTCTTAAAACGGATTGCAGATGGTAGGGCTACTTTGAATATCCTCAATACACAAAATCAGGTCACCAATGAAAAGCCGATACAGACTCCCAGTACGATGCCCATCGGTACAAGTTATGTAGGAGGCGTGTTTGGTGATGATACGCTGAACAAAATGCCTTCATTTAAATAAGGAGGAGGTATGGCTTTTGCTATAACAATTCGTCCTGACAATGAATCTGCCGTAATGGCAGTACTGCAGCATATGGCCGATTTCGACAGCAGAAAGGAGGATATGTTTGTCGAGATTGGTGGCTATGGAGTTTATTCCACTCAAGAACGGTTTATTGGCCAGCATGATGTAGACGGTAATCCATGGAAACAGTCGTGGCGGGCCCGAATGCAAAATGGTCAAACAGGCCGTGATACGGGTGAATTAATGAATGAATTGCACTATAACCTGCGCCCTGATGGTGTTGAGTGGGGTTCAAACAAAATGTATGCCCATGTCTTTCATTTTGGTGCCACCATTCTGCCTAAAACGGCGGAGTACTTAACCTTTGCGGTGGGTGGCCAGTTCAGGAAAGTGAAACAGGTCAATATCCCTTCTCGTACCTTCCTAGGCATCAATCAGGATGATGATGAAGAGATCCTTAATATTATCGGGAGGCATATAGGTGTCTGACTTTTTTGCAGTACGTGGAGAAATTGCCGAGAAGCTCAAGGAGATTCCGGATTTCAAGCAGATTTATACGCCGTTGAACTCTGTACTGGTGACTCAAATGTCTCAGATAACTCCATCAGCTCACGTCAACTTTGTACGGATTCGCCCTAAGGATAGTGCGGGCAAGGGAAAAATGAACTTAATCAGCCAGCAGTGGGCGGTCACTGTAGCTTGCCAAAATGCCCAATCGCAAATGACAGATGGTTCAGTTGTTACGGATCAGGCGGGTAATCTTCTTGAAGATGTTATTCAGTTGCTCTCAGGCTGGAAGCCAGCCTCGGCACGTGGAGAATTGATGCTGGTTGATGTGAAAGAAGCCTTCAGTACAGGTTTTGCATATCTCACCGCAGTATTTGAATCAGAACGATTTATCTAGGAGCCAATCATGGCAGCAAAACAATATACGGCACTACAACCTGTAGGCCGGTTTAAAAAGGGTGAGTTCGTCGGTGGACTGGATGATGCTCAAATCAAAAAATTACTGGCAGACGGTGTAATTCAGGAAGTACCTGAAGCAAAGCCAGCTGCTTCAGCCAAGAAAACCACAGGGGATGAAAAGTAATGGCTAAAAAGAACTATATTTCGCTGCAGGGTAAGTTTTACCTGGCAGAGATTGCAAACGGTATTGCCGGTGCCATGCGTCAGATTGGTAATGTGCCAGAGTTTGAGATTGAAATTGATGCTGACGTGATTGAGCATAAAGAATCAATGACAGGCAAGCGCACGACTGATTTCACCATGATCAATGCAACCTCGGTAAACTTTAGCGGTACGCTTGAGGAAGTTAATCCCGAGAACCTGGAATACATTCTGTCAGGGATGAAACATAGCATAGCGACCAAGACTGAAGTGGATGTGTCTTTAGGTACCGTTGTTACCGGTCAGGAAATTAAACTGGATGGCTATAACCTTAAAGCAGTTTCATTTAAGGATTCTACCAGCGGTGCAGCTAAAACAGTCAATCCGGAAGACTATACGCTGGATGCCAAATTCGGTACCGTAATTTTCCATAACGTGGCTGATTTGACCATGCCATTACTGGCAACCTACACCACAGGTGAAGTCACTCATACCACGTTGGCATCTGACTTTGAAAAAGAGTATCAACTTTTCTTTAAGGGCGTAAATACAGCAAATAATGATCATATTGCAGTGACATTATGGCGAACCAAGAAATCACCGGAAACCACCTTTCCATTGATTCATGAAGAGCTGGGTCAGTATGAAATCTCGGGTCAGGCATTGTCAGATGTCACTAAAGAGTCAGATCCTGCACTGGGTCTTTATGGCCACGTGGTAACAATTCCAGCAGTTTAATCAACTCAATACAGGCACAGAGGCGCATAAGCGTCTTTTTTTGTGCCTGTATTAAATAAATTACTATTACTTGTAAATATAAAAAAAACTGGCATATTTAAACATTGTTCATTAATTGAGCGACAATGTTATGAGTGATTTTGAGGAAGGTGATGTAGTTTATTTAAAATCCGGTGGTCCTAAAATGACTATTACAGAAATTAGAGATGCCCGGAACTCCTGCTGTGAATGGTTTGACCAACACGATGAATTAAAGCGTGGTTCTTTTAAAAATAGTACATTAACTAAAATTAATCCTAGAATGAGTAATGGGCCAAATAGTGGAAGTTCATTAAATAGTGGCGGTATGCCCACATTTAATCTCTAACAGATAAAGCACCTTCGGGTGTTTTTTCTTTTGTTTAGTAAAGCATTTAATGACTCAGTCAAACCCACTACTAATTCAACATCAAAATAAAATACTTCTCATATTAAGCTTGGCTTTGACAATAGTTGCATGCCAAAGAGAACAGAAGCAAATCCCTTGAATATACGGAGTCAAGGTTACTTCAGGATATGAAGATTACATTTGGCTACTACATTCAGAAGGATAGGGTGAAATATTAATTTTATCTGCACTATATTTTCCTGATAATGAGAATAATTATCAAAAATTAACAGATGTTTTGATGTTTTACTTTTAAGATGGGCACCATTAGGCATCTATGTTGAATTCAAAAATTAAAAATGGAGAACATAAGTATGAAATATCTCTTCTTGGCACTAGCAGCAGGTGTATTTCTAATGGGGTGTAATTCTAATATGGCTAAGGCTTCTAAAAATACTACTACAGACGAATCCTCAGAAAATTTAAAGCCCAAACAGATCATCAATGTTACTGAAGAAAAGCAACTACTGAAGTTTATTGGACCAAATAATCAAACATATATCCTTAGAACTACAGATAACTTTGAAACGGCGGAACTAAGTGATCAGTCAGGTAAAACTTATCGACTTAAACGAGCCGTATCAGCAAGTGGGCTCCGCTTAGCAAATAGCCAAGGGGTATCAATCCACTTTAAAAATGGTGAAGGTATTCTAGAACTAATTAAGGATCAGCCTATCAATGTTACTGAAGTTAAGCCTTAAACCTGAGAGATAAACATAGTATTAAATGAATAAAAGCACCTTCGGGTGCTTTTTTATTTCCTGAACTTTATTTTGAGATTCCATCATGAATGATTTTTTTCTAGCAGCTAATCGCTCTATTACAGTGAATGATGTTGAAGTACACCAGATCCAGATAAAAGATTTTGACCAATGGGCGGTACATGCCGAAAAGGTAAAAGGCTTCTTAAAGAGAAAAGATTATTCAGATGAAATTTTAACTCAACTTTTTAAGACTCATTCAATTGAAGTGCTGGGTATGTGCAGGTTGGCCACTAAGCTTCCAGCAACCAGTTTGATCGATCTGGCCACAACATCGGAACAGCAATTTAAAGAAGTTTTATCAGCAGTACTGCAGGTCAACGGCGCTTATTTTAAAGAAGATCAGCCTAAACGCCGTAATAAAAGGCAGGCAGTAAAAGAAAATGATTCAACCTGGTTTGACTCATTCCAGTTGCTGATCAGTGCTGGTCATACTCATACCGAAATCATGAATATGACTTATGGTGCTTACAGTGAGTATCTAAAATCAGCCCAAAAAGATTACCGGAACAAGCTGGCGGCACTGACAAGTGTGGTGAGATCCGCTCAGCATGCATCCGCTAAAGACTTAAAGAAATTCTTGGATGATTTAAAAGGCTCATCGTGAGCAAAGAAGCTTTTTCACATTGCGATAATTTAGACCAGTCGGTTAAGACGCTCAAAAATATCTCAAAATAAAGGCATGAGAATGAAAAAGTTAATTTTAGCAGTGATATTGGGGATGGGTATTGCTACAAGCTTGTACGCTTCAACTGATATTAGCTCAATTCGTGGCAGTACTGAGTTTGTGGAGATTGGAAACACTCAGGCTCGCATGGTAGATGTACTGGGAAATCCAGAGTCTTCTTTCAAACATATTATTCATGACCGTAAGGGATGGCCTCATGGAGCTGTCAGCTATATTTATTCGGTAAATGGGCAACGCTATACAATAGTTGTGGTTGATGGAAGGATTTACCGCATTATTTGGGAGCGTTGATTCGTGAATCTAAAATATATACTTATTGCAGTTATTCTGGTGGTAGGTGGTCTTTTTTATTTTATGCATCAAAGTAATAAGGCTGATGCAGAAAGACTTGAACAAGCAAAAGTAGCTCATGAACAGAAAATCAGACTTGAAGAAGCTGCGGCTATTCAAGCTAAAAAAGATGCTGCAGAATTAAAAGCTCGTCATGAGTTACAGAGAATTAAAGAAAATGAAGCAAGTCAGAAGGCTCAGCAAGACAAACAAAAAGCTCAGATAGAGCTTGCAGCCTCTAAAGTAAAAGATAGCTTGCTTGATCCTGATTCTGCAAAATTTAGGAATCAGAAAGGGTATTGCGGAGAAGTTAATTCTAAAAATCGAATGGGAGGATATGTTGGATTCAGCCGATACATATATATGCCTGAAGATGGACTAGTAAGAATTGAGAGTGATACACAATCAGGTACTTCCTCAGTGTTAATGGATGCTTTATGGAAAATAAAGTGTGAATAAAATTTAATCTCTAATTAAGTCGGTTCATTTTTTAGAGCTTTTAATATCTTCATCTAACCCACCATTCGGTGGGTTTTTTATTGCGAGTAACAATATGGCCGGTAAAGAATTAACCTTTAAACTTGTGATGGAAGCTGATACTAAAAACTATGTATCAAATATTAAGGATTCAGAGAGTGTTACCAAGGCCCTTTACGCCGCAATAAAACAAGAATCAGAAAAGCTGAAGACTGCATCTGAACAAGCTGCTCAGGAAGTTGGAAAAATAGTTCCTGATGATTTGCAGAAGAAAGCAGATCAGACCAAAGGAAAGCTAAGTGAAGTCTCTCAGGCGGCTAGTGAGTTAGGCAATCAAGCAAATCAGGCTGCAGCTAAAGTAGACGGTCTTGAAAATGATTTGAGCGCCGTAGCGAATGAAGCCAAACAAGCTGGAGCCATTTTAAACACAGCTATTCCTGAAGAGATCATTCCTTCTGAATCTACACAAAAGGTTTCTCAGCTAGTTACAGGATTGCATAGTGCCACCCAAGCTTTAGGGGAAATGGGTAGTGACGCAAACATAAGTGCAGATAACCTTAAGCAACTTGGCGATTATGGCCAGCAAGCGCTTACCGGCCTACAAAATGATTTGCAGCAAGCAAAGCTACATTTGAACTATTTAGCCGCAACAAATGCTACACCTGAGGATATTGAGCGAGCCAAGGCAGAAGTCAAGAACCTTGAAACAAGTGTAAAGCAGGTCAAAACAGCATTTGATGGATTTCAGGGTGTAGCTAATGGTGCATTAAGTTCTGTTGCCACTCAGGCAGAGGTAACAGAAGAAGCAATCGCAGATGTTGCGCCATCTGAACTCATCCAGAAGGCTCAAAGTTTAAGTGAAAAATTCTTTTCTGCTGCTAAAGAAATTGAAGCTCTTGGTGACAAGTCAGTTATCAGTGCAGGTGAGCTACGCTCAATGTCGAGCATCGGTGAGCAAGGCCTTAATGAGCTTAACTCAGCCCTAAAAGCTGCTCAGGCTGAATTAGTCCGACTACAAAATACTGACGGCACTTTAAAAGATATCGAGATTGCAAAAGATCGTGTTCTAAGTATTGAAGATGCTATTAAAGAAACGTCCAGTGCATTTAATTACTATCAGGACGTTGCTGTAAATGCCATGCGTGGCGTGGACAATGCCACCCAATCGACCATTAACCAGTTACAGCAGTTCAGTGCAGTAGATCTATCAGGTGTAATAGCTGAAGCGCAGACTGTAACTCGTGCTATCGAGTCAATGGGAAGCGGTGCAACAGTATCTACGCGTGAAGTTCAGCGTATTGGTGAATTAGGCTCTAACGCGATTAATGCCTTAGAAAGAGAACTGAATGAGGCTAAATTAGCTTGGCAGGCCCTATCAAGTGCCAGCCATGATATTTCCCTGGAAGAACTGAATCAGGCTAAACAAAAAGTTGAACGCTTGGAGCAGGCTCTGGACCTGACTGAAAACTCAATGAATGAGTTTAGGAGTGCGGCCCAGCAAGCAGCACCAGTGGTGGATCATCTGGATCAGTCTCTGGAAAAGACAAACCATGAGCTTAAGGATACAGAAACTTTCGGGCAACGGGCGGCAAGTGAGGTTGAAGGCCTAAGAAATAGCTTCAATGCTTTAACCGGTGTTTTGGCTGCTGTGGGTATTGGTACAAGTGCAATGGAAATTGCACAGGTATCTGATCAGTATAAAACACTATCTGGCCGTATTCAGATTGCGATTGGTGATAATGCCAACTTAAAACAGGCAATGGATGATGTTGCAAATGTAGCCATAGAAACCAATTCTAATCTTGTGGCTACCGGTGATCTGTTTGCACGGCTGACTAAAATTGGTCAGGAAATGAAGTGGCCGCAAGAGCAGGCTTTAGCACTGACTGAAACTATTAACCGCGCCATTCAGGTGGGTGGTGGTAGTGCAGAAGCGAATGAAGCTGCAATTACCCAGCTTAATCAGGCGTTAGGTTCAGGTGTACTACGAGGTGATGAGTTTAACTCCATGGTTGAACAATCACCGAGACTGACACAGGCAATGGCCGACGGATTGGGTGTGACTACTGGCCAATTACGTGAGATGGCTAATCAGGGACAGTTGACCACCGCCGTAGTAACCAAAGCCATTTTAAGCCAGAGTGAAGTGATCACTGCCGAGTTTAATAAATTCCCAGCTACGATTGGCGCTTCTATTGAGAACCTGAAAACAGCCTGGACAATTTATATCGGTGAAGCAGATGCAGCGAGTGGAGCAAGTGCCAAGGTAGCCCAAGCCTTAAAATTTGTTTCTCAAAACCTTGATGCACTTATTACAACTCTTACTGCTGCAGCTCAGGCATTCATCGCTTATAAAGCTATTGGAATGGCAGCAGTATTTCTGGAAAAAGCCAATGCAGCGAAGGCTGCACAAGTTGCTATCGCTACAGAAACCGTAGCACTGACTGCAAATACCGGTGCAAATACAGCCAATACACGTGCTACCCATCTTACGGCAGTAGCTAAAACCGAACTGGCTGCTGCAACCAATGCAAGCACAACCGCAAATACAGCAGCTACCGGAGTGTTTGGACGGGTTACTGCTGCAACAAATGGCCTTAAGGCAGGATTGGTTTCTGTTTTATCCAGGTTTGGAGCATATGGTGCTGCAGCAGCCGCTGTCGTAATCGCTAGCGATTTGATGGTTGACGGTTTTAAGGCAACTGATGAATGGCTACTACGACAGGGTTCTAATTTTATTGACTGGACTGTAGCGAGAGTAACAGGTACAAAGTCACTGGCCGAGCAGGAACGCGATCTGGCAGCAGCTGAGGAGGAATCACGAAAGAAACAGGAAGCAAGTGCTGCGGCCAAAGAAAAACACGCTGCTAAAGTAGAAATGCTCAAAAATGCTTCTCTTGGCTTAAATGAAGTGTCAAAAGCAACCGTTGCAGAGTTTGATAAGCAGATTGTCTCAGGTAAATCCGTATCTGAGGCATTAGATGGTGTAGCTAAATCTTTTAATTTTGATAGTACTACCAGTATAAATAATGGAATTACTGCGCTCTTAGCATTACAGACACAAGGTAAGGCTACTGGCGAAGAGATTCGGAAATCACTGACCGGTATATTAAAAGATGAAGATTTAGGAGCATTTCAAGGAAGGCTTGCCGCGATTCCAGTCAACATTGAACAGCTTGCTGAGGTTAATGCCAAGGTTAAGGCTAGACAGGCCGAACTGGATGAATGGAAAAAAGCAAACCAGAATGCTGCCATGAAGGACTGGGAGGCTGCAACAGAAAAATATCGTGCCGACATTCAGAAACTTCAAGCTGAAGCTAGTGCTCTTAATGTTCAGTATGCTAATGCGATTAAAAGCGCTGCCATGGTTCAAGGTGCTATTCTGGATGAAGCTATTCGTCGTACAGGTCTGAGTTATGAAGAACTTGGTGGTAAATCTACCAAGGCTTTTACCTCGGCTAAGAACGACGTAAATACTTTAATTCAGAATCTGGACCAGTTAAAAAGTAAAGGAGTAGATGTAGGGCTGGCTTTGGATGTAAGTATTTCTAAAGCAATCAATACTGCTACTAATCAAAGAGAGCTAGAAGATTTAAAAGTTAAAATTAATGATTTGCGCATTATTTTGAGTAGCAAGGTAGCTGATGGCTTACTTCGACAAGCTGAACAGCAATTAGTTGATCTCAAAGAAAAGGCTGATCTAGCTCGAGCAGGCATTAATTCTGTTGAAGAAGCTTTTGGTTTGTTTGGTATGAAAACACCTGCACAACTAAAAGTAGTTGCTGAAGAATATAAAGCAGCCTTTGATACTATGCGAAATAGTGGCCAAGCTACTTTATCCCAGCAGCAAGAGGCTTTCAAACAATATGCAGAGAAAGCAATTGCTGCAAATAAAGGGGTAGCTGATAGCACTATTTTATCGCAGGCAAGTATGCTAGATATGAAAATAGAGGTAGATGCTACTGGTAAAGCAACCGTTTCAGCCATTAAGCCTTTAGAGAATGCACTGGATAGGGTCAAAGATGGGTTTAACGGCATAAGAGGAGGTGCTAGATCAGCAGGACAAGCCATGCGTGAGGAGGCCAAATCCTCTACTGAAGCTTGGTCGGAAGCGCTTACTGCCATGCAGGGCAAGCTTAAAGCCTCTAAAACTGGAGTTATGGCTAAAAACGGTTATTCAGTTGATGAGATTGAGCAGCAGCTGACTGAAATGGGTTATAGCGGTAATGCCCGGCAAAAGGCTAAGGAGCTATTCGAGACGGCACAACAGGGTCCAGGTGGTTATTACCGTTCAGCTTCTCATGAATATGCTGCGCGTTATGGTGTCTCTGCATACGACAACCAGAAACAGACCGGCAACTACATGTTCATTGCCGAGCAGCTGGAAAAGCTGGAAGAGTATGCAGGCAAGTCGGGCAGTACTGGTTCCAGAGTCAATGTAAACAATCTGGCCCCGGACGTGAGCTATCCTAAAACCAGCACTCCAACTGCTGAGCCTTCACGTACTGTCATCAACCAGATCTCTATTAATGGCCGCACAATTAATGTCCCTGTGGATGAGGCTAATCAGGGCAGTTTTAATGATTTCCTGACTGAACTGGAAAGGATAAAAAAGAGTAGCTAATGAAATTAATACGAGTGTCTACATCAGAAACCGTCCCGCTTGAGGACGGTTTTTTATGGTCTGATGAATTTGAATGGAAGCCCATCGAGCAGAAACAGAGTCGGACTATTGATGGTTCTCTAATTATCCAGGAGGGCCGTAAAAAAGCAGGTCGTTCAATTATGCTGCAACCGGCAGATAACACGATGGGCTGGATCAAACGCCGTGATTTACGCAAGGTTCAAGCCTGGTCTGCTTTATCTGAACAATTCATTCTGGCTTTTGAGTATCAGCACGACAGACGTGAATTTCATGTGATTTTTAACCATGAAGCCGGGGCTTTGGAAGCTGCTCCAGTGAAGGGAATTCCATCTGTATCTGAGGATGACTATTACAACGTGACTTTACGTTTTATTGAAGTGGGGGAACTATCCAGTGGCAATTGAAACTAAAAATCTGGTGCTCTATAAGTCCGAGCGCCTGAGCGATACAGAAGATGGTGGCGGCAAGTACTCTGGCCAGATTATTGAAGATGGCCAGAGCAATAACCTGTTTAATGATGTGAGTGAGCTGGACCGCACCATGGGTGATGTGTCACTGCGTAAACTGTTCCCCGCCGTGACAACGAATGATACAGATTTGCTTATGGGGGCTACGGTCTTTATCTCGGAAAATCCGAAAGACCCCAATGTCTCAGCTTTGCTGTTTAGTACAAAGTCGTGGATTGATGAGCGCAAGTCTGCCCAGAACCGGATTGAAAACTATCTGGCCAAGGGTGGACAGGCAGCAGGGAGTCCACTGGATACGCATTATGCCGGTATGAAAACCCTGCAGGTGGCGATGTTTCTGAGTGAAGTCGAAAGCTCGGTGGGCAGTACGCTGGTACTGGTCTCAAAAGAAGGCCAGGCTCTGCAGCATGAGCAATATGTTCGCATCACCAAAGTTGAGATCCGTATTGCCAAGATGGTCATCGATGGAAAGGAAGTTGAATATAAAATTGCCACCTACAGTATCAATGATCCACTCGATCAGGATTATGTCGGACTCTCTGCAAGACAATGGTATAGCGGCGAAAAGTCCGAAACGATTTTACGGGATACCATCGTAGCCGATACCGGCAAGTATTATGCATCCAGCAATCTCAAGTCTGATGCCAAAGTCGGTGAGTTTACCGTAAATGCAGAAAGTATCTTTGCCCAGCTGGTTCCATCTGCCCAGACTGAAACACCAATTGTGGATGTGAACGCAGCTGGGGAAAGTATGGTACTGGTACCGGGTAACACTGCTGCTATTACTGCAACTTACTTGACCACCATTGGTACTGCTCAGAACCTATATATCGGCTCATCTGTTATGCCATCGAGTGTCACGTTTAACCTGTTTGGCCAGCAGATCACTGACCAGGGCGGACTGCTTAAAAACACTTCAGGTACTCAGGTTGGAACAATTGATTACCAGCGCGGCTTGATCCAGTGGACGCAAGCTGCAGGTGCAGGATCTGCAAACTTAAGCATTACCTTTAAGCCTGCTTCAGCACCCAACCAGTACTTCCAGTCTGAAACCCGGCCTGTCACTCAACAAAACCAGAGTTCCAATTGGACCGGTGTACTGGTACCACCGCCTGCGCCGGGTAGCTTGTCGGTTTCTTATATGTCACAGGGCAAGTTTTATGAACTGAAAGATGATGGATCGGGGCAATTAAAAGGTGCAAGTACTTCGTTTGGCTCTGGTGCGGTCAACTATGAGACCGGTTCCTGGTCTATTACGACGGGGGCTTTACCGGATGTGAATACACCGATTTTACTGTTATGGGGTACACCACTGGCTACGTTTATACGCTCAGGTCTTGCGGTTGAACCGGCAGCATTCGAGTTTGATTTACAGCAGGCAGGAATAGCCTCAGGCAGCGTGACTGTAAAATGGCTGCTGGAAGGCGAACAGAAAACTGCAACTACAAATACGCTGGGCCAGTTTAGTGGCGATGCCACGGGTACCTTTAACTATGCTACCGGTCAAGGCCGCCTGGTCCCAAATAAACTGCCGCAGAAAAATACGGTCTTCACCATCAACTATAGCTATGGCGTACCGCTTGATCAGACTGTTGAAAATATCATGCCAGCTGATCAAAAGTTGAAATTTACCATTGGTTCCGGTGCTGCAATACAACCCAATAGTGTTGAGTTAAGCGTGCCGGTTACTGATCAAATCGGCTCAGTAATCGGTACAGTAGTTTTAACTGATATTCCGGTGAATGCAGAGTTTGGCAATCTGGTCAATAGTCAGAGCAAGGTACAGGGCACCATTACCTATGCAACAGGTGCGGTAGAAATTATTCCTGAAGCGACCAGCTCGGTTTTCACCAAATCCTATATACCAACTGCGGTTTATGGAGCAGCATAAATATGTCATTTTATTTACCCGCCACTTCTCAAATTAAGGAAGAAGTAGTGCAGCTCGGGGCATACCGGGCGACCAGTATCAGCGTGAAATACCGGGATACTTCAGGCGTAAGTGCTGGAGTTAAACAGGTTACCGGTGACAAGTTGCGCTTTGATCTGACCCAGGGCTTTGATGAGCAGATTCTCTCCGGCGCGGTGCGTTTTATGCTGGGTACGGATACTTATCTAGACCGTACCGGTACCTTGGTACGCAATGTAAATCCAGCCAATAACAGTGGCACCAGTTCCGGCAGTATTCAGTATGGTACTGGTAAGATCGAAATCGACAGCTGGACACCGAATACGGATAACCACCTGACACTGCAGTCTTTAACCACCACTACAGATATGCCCCCGGTCAACCGTATCAGCTTTAGAACACCGGTCAGTCCGCTGCGTCCCGGATCGTTAACAGTCGTCGTAGCCACTTTAGACTATGGGCAGCTCACCTTGCGGGCTGATGACGATGGCATCATTGAAACCAGCCGTGCACATGGTCAGATTAATTACGATACCGGTTTTGTGGATCTGTTTTTTTATACCAAGACTGAAATTACTGAAAGTAATCGTACAGGAATTGAAGAGCAGGACTGGTATGACGTTCTGCTCGAGTACGATGAAGCTGGCAAAAGGTACATTAATATACCGGTATGGGTTGCGCCGGAGACTGTACGTTATAACGCGGTGGCTTATACTTATATTCCACTGGATGCTGAGATCTTGGGGCTATCCGCTACACGTCTGCCGCTGGATGGCCGGGTGCCAATTTATCGGGTTGGTGATATTGCTATTGTCAGTTCCAGTAAAGCCTTTGAACTGCCAGATTATGTGGCTGGCCAGACTTATGAGTTGCCAGATCAGCGCATTTCATGGGCCGAGCTGGAAGATGCCGACGGGGTAAAAGTCCCATTCGATATGTACAGCGTGGACTATGACTATGGCAAGTTTACGCTAGGTGGTGACTTTGCTTTAAATGCACTGACCGCACCATTGACGATGAAATATCGCTATCAGGACATGCTGCTGATCCGTGATGTGCAGATCAACGGCCAGCTCACCTTCACCAAGCCACTGACCCACAATTATGATGCTGAAAATACCATTGTCGGTTCAGCGTTGGTCATTGGTGATATGCAGGCCCGGTCCACTGGGAAATTTGTACAACAGACCTGGGATAGTATCTGGTCAGATGAGGCCACTGGTGGGGCAATTTCAGCCAATTACAATGATGCCTTATATCCAATTGCAGTCACGAATAATGGTGCAATTCAGGAACGCTGGGCGCTGGTTTTTACTGGAGATCAATCGCTCCGCTGTGTGGGTGAATACTCGGGACAGATTGGTACAGGAACTATCAACACAGACTATGCCCCAATTAATCCGGTGACCGGCGTGCCGTACTTCATTATTAAGAAAGAAGGCTGGGGCAGTGGTTGGGTATCTGGCAATGTCCTGCGCTTTAATACCGTTGCTGCAACATTTCCGGTCTGGATTATTCGGACCGTGAAACAGTCAGAACCAACGGTATTGTCAGATGAGTTTCAGATCATGCTGCGTGGTGATATTGACCGCGTTGTTTAAAATTTAAATCGAATATGGCCGCTTTATGCGGTCTTTTTTATGGATCAAATAAAATGGCAACAGATGTAGATGTTCAATACTTTAGTCACTTAAATGGCTTAACGTTAGGCAATAACTGGGGCGACTTGATTCGCCTGCTTGATAAAGCCTTGGTAACCGGTCTCGATTTTACTCAGATTACAGCAGCATCGATTGATACCCAAGGCGATGTGCATATCACGCTGTATACAGCGCACAATGCCATGCTATTTCAGGTAGTTGAATTGACAGGTTTTGCACCATCTTCACTTAATCAGAAATACCGTATTAAAGGTGTACCAAATACCACACAACTCATTTTAAAGCCTGCGCTAGATATTGTAGAGCGCTCAATTACTACAATTGGCACAGGAAAGCTAGCATCACTCGGATATGACATCATTTTTCGTGATGCAGGAGATGTGAAACGGGTCTATCGGGCTAAAAATCCACGGACGGAACACCCGTTTATCCGGATTGATGAAACCATCTCGGATGGGGTGAATAGCTATAACTCAGCATATGCTAAATATGCCATGGTGGGTCTGCTTGAACATATGGATCATATTGATGACTATAAAAATCCCGATGTGTTACAACTGCCTTATGACTCTACAGATCCAGCAAAAAACTGGAAAATCAGTGGTACAGGTACGGAGGTGCTGAGAGGTTGGAGCAAGTGGTATTGGAGTGTTGGCTATATGAATAACGATTTTATCCAGGAGCAAATAGCACCAGGCGCTTTTAATGCGGCATTTACTTTGTGTGGTGACAAAGACGCTTTTTATTGCGCCCCTGCTGCTCATAACCAAGTGCAAAAGCAATTGTGGGGCTGCGGTTTATATAGTGATAACATGAGTTTGGACGCACCATGGTTTTTGTTTGCAGCACAGCCAAATGTTGCAGCAAACACTAATTTTCAGTTTGGCTATGTTACTGGTGGCTCAGTATTGGTACTAAACGGTATTGGCCATAACTTTCTAGTTACATCAGCCGAACATAGTATTGCAGCGCATAGAGTAGCGACACCTATCGTGCCCGATTATTTTAGTGGATATACCTCCATATATGATGGGACTACTATTCCAGCATTAGAAATCCCTTTTTTTGATGATAGCAAGAGAATTAGAGGATCACTAAAGCATATTTATTATATGGGCAGGCCAATTGGTAGCTCACATACAACGCCTGTTTTTTTTGATAATGCAATGTATGTCAAAGAGAATCTACGACAGAGCGAGAACAACCAGTCAGGTTCTTGTGGTATCTATTTTTATCTAGGAGAGCTCATATGAAGCCCTTCTCTCGAAAAGTAATGCCCAGCAGAAGCTTGCTGCAAGATATTGGCTTTGGTTCAAGTAATACAGTAGCTAGTATCAAAGGCTCGGTTAAAAAACTGGGTGCCAAATATCAAAATGCAACAGTGGTGGTGTACAACAAAGCTAATTTATTACCAATTGCTATCCGCAAGCCTGATGCAGATGGCAATTATCAGTTTTTAGGACTAAACACAGACTTAAAGACGTTTATTGTGGCTTTTGACAAGAACCAGCAATTCAATGCCGTCATTCAAGATAACGTGGTGCCAAAATGAGTAAAACATCAGTTAAGGCAAAGCTTGCCATGATTCAAGCCTTTGCCAGCTTTTTAGATAACGGTAGCCAGAGTGCTACCGTTATTTTTTATGAGGGTGAGCAGCCAGAAAGTCCGGCTGTTGCTGCCAATACATCCAAGATGCTGGTCACGGTGACTCTGCCAGAACCCTGTATCAAGGAAGTAACAGCCACCCATGTTGAATTACAACCCTCTGACACAGCAACGGTCATTAAAGCAGGTACGGCAAGCTGGGCGCGGATCTATAACGGTGCTGGTGAAGTGGCAGCAGACCTGACCGTGAGTACAGATATTAGTCTGGCCAATACTAATCTGGTCATCGGTGGCACTTTAACAATTCAATCTATCAAGTTAAAACCGTAACCTGAGGTGCTCATGTGGATTTTAAAAACAAGCTGGGGACCACGGATGTCCACAATTTAAATCTGGAATTTAAAGCGGACAATACTGACAGCCATCACATTGTTCTTGAATTTAAACATCAGGCCGATGGGAGCACCGGTCTTAATTTTGGGGATGATATATCAGCAGTTATCGACACGGTTTTAGTTACTGAGTCCTCATTTGAACTCATTGCAGTCCATACGGACACGGGTACCGATACTGCAAGCATTGAAATATTGCTAGACACGGAAGTTAATGTTGAGCTAATGGCTCTAGCCTTATCTGAAGCAGATCTGGTTGGGAAAGTAGATTTAGTTTTAGAAACTGATTTTATCGTTGAAGCAACAGCTCTCTTTGCTGATCAGGAGCCGGAACAGCCTGTCAATCCTGGCATTGTGCTGGACTTCACCCAGCCATGGACCGGTTCAACTGAATTAAATTTCGGCTGGGACAGTGATGTTGTTGCAATCAGTATTGATACTCGGCTGGAAACACAATTTACACTCGAACTTGCTGCCGAGTTTAAAGAAAATCTTGATCTTGATGCAGAGCTTAATACTGCTCTGGATACAGGTTTTAGTTTTGAGCTGCAGGCCAGCTATAGCGAAAATCGATGTGTTATTGATTCAGTTCCGGATACCAGTTTCAAAACTGGGATTGAAGCATTTTTCGATATCAACTTTATTCGTGGCATTGAGGCTTATCTCATAGCTGGCTATCAGGGAGCTTTGCCTTGTTTAAATGTGATTGAAATTCCTTGGGCTAAACCAGTTTTACGGGCGCATCACAGCGCCTTTTATTTTGAGCACAGTTTAGGGTTAAGCAACCAGGCATTACTTGGCTTTGAAAAGGCTGCCTTGCTGTATCGTTCAGTTCAGCTACAGCATGAAGAAAGTACCGGGCTGGTCAGCTCTGCTGATTTCGTCTGGCAAGAAAATAAGCGATTAACTAAAACTCGAACCTTGGTATTTGAAGAGGGCAATAAGCTCAGGATTAACCGGACATTTGATTGGGTGGATCTAGTTCGCAAGAGGAAAACTTTTACTTATTCGTATGAAGTGGCGCGAGTTTTTGAAAAGCATTTTACGTTCGAGTGGGATAAAGGTCTTGAACTGATCACGACCAGTAGCATTGCTTGGGATAAAGCCAAAGCCATTTATTACCGCAAGCATCCGATTCAACCCTGGCCACAGCCTGAACTTCCTGAATACGTGGGCAGGACTGACCTGAACTTTAACTGTCTGTGTACCGGGCCGGATCCACACAACCTTACTTTAAACTTTAGGGCAGATGACTGTATTCCAGCCCTGCCAAACCGCAACTGGTGGCATATTGTGAATGAATTATCCGTAAGCCGTCTGGACAATGGTCAGAACATTTTGGTCTATGATGGCAGTTACAGCACAGATCGCAGCCGCTGGTGCTGGTCATATAGCCTGAGCGTACCCGCGTCTGAAATACCAAAGCTCGAACCGGTTAATGGTCAGCCTGTGATTTTAAAAATCATGGCGAATGGTACCGAGCATCACATGCTGCTTGAAAATCGTAGTCGCTCACGTCGATTTGCCGAAATCACTTATACACTGAATGGCCGTAGCCAGTCCGCTTTACTTGATGCGCCATATTCTCCAACCCGGTCATTTACCCAGGAGAATGAAAGGACCGCACGGCAGCTCTGTCAGGCTGAACTGGATCGGGTCAACAGCTCAACAACACTGCAGTGGGAGCTGATCGACGAGCTGAGCTGGATTGTTCCAGCGGGCAGCTTGAGCTATTCAAACATGACCCCAATTGCTGTAATCAAAATGATTGCTGAAAGTGCAGGTGGCTTTGTCTACAGCGAGAAGGGCAGCAATACCATTACTATAAAGCCCAAGTATAAAAAGACTTTCTGGGATTCAATCACGGTTGAAGAATATGATCGGCTGATCCCTGAAAGTCTGGTCACAGAGCAGTCTACCGATTATGAGCCTTACCCGGACTATAACGGCATCACGTTAACTAATGACCGCTCTGGCTTAAGTGGTCAGATCAAGCGTACCGGCACTGCAGGTGATACTTTGCTGGAGACAGCGAACAGTCCACTGTTTACCGTTGAGAGCATGGGAGCATATGGCAAAACAGCACTTGCTAAAGCTGGTATGGTCGAAACCCACAATCTAGTGATGCCGATTGGTCCAGATGTGAGCGAATGTGCATCTGGTGATTTAGTGGCATTTAATGCTGAATGGTGGGGCATCATTGATGGGGTCAACGTATCATTCAATTATGCGGTGATTAACCAGAGTATTAAAGTGGAGAGCATCAATCGTGAGTAATCCATTACAACGTTTAATCGACTTATTACCCAAGGCTCCGGAGTTCATTGGCACCATTACCTCAGCAGATCATCCCAATTATAAAGTTTTAGTGGTCGATGGTAGCGGATTGGTCCTGTGCACCAGCAGTACAAAATACGCCACAGGTACCCGGGTGTTTGTATCTAACAACGAGATCAAGCGCCCAGCGCCTGAAGGCAGGGTCATACAGATAGAAATTTAAGAAAGGTAAAACAGTTTAAGCACCCTACGGGGTGCTTTTTTTATATCTAAGAAATGAGGAGGCTATATGCCTGATAGTGAGACTTATGGAGTAAGAGTCGAGAAAAAGCTCGATCAACTCCGGCAAGAAATGGGCGAGCTGAATAACAACGTGATTCGCTTGTCAGAACGCGATGAATATTATCGGTCACAAGCAGTAGCAAACCGACGTGATATTGATTTGCTTCAGGCAGATATGAACCAGGCCAAGGGTGGCCTTACCTTTGCAAAAGGGCTTGGAGGTACCGCTCTTGCTGCTCTTGTCGCTTTTGGTGGATATGTCTTTCAAGGCAATAGATCGCTTGAAAGAGATAACGCGCTATTGAATCAAAAAATGGCAATCGCTGAATCTAAACAGATCCGCATGGATACAGATCTGGCTGCAATGCGAAATCAAATTGACCAACAGAAAAAAATAACCTATTAAACGAGAATCAACCATGAAGTTAATAAACGAAAGTGTCTGGAAATTTGACTCAGTAAAATATGGCGCCTATATGGCGCTTTTTTTATCTTGTCTGCAACTGATTCTACAAGAGGTATATAACGCCAATATATTGCCTGAACCATATCAAACGATTGCATCTTTGGGCTTGATGTTATTGGCTGTTTTGATTGGCCGAAAAAAAGCCCAGCCAAATCTAAACCAGAACCAACCTTTAGGTTTTGTCACTGTGACAGCCGGCCATTCCAATGTTGATCCGGGTGCAGTTAGTGGCAAATTTAAAGAAGCCGAACTGGTAACTAACTTTCGTAATGCAGTAGCTTATTACTTAAAGAGCTCCGGTATTAGTATTAAAACGGATGGTGTGGGCGCTACGAATGATTCGTTAGCTTCAGCCATCAAGTTAATTAAAGGTTCTTCTGTTGCAGTTGAATTTCACTTAAATGCAGCTGGATCTGGTCAGGCGAATGGGGTTGAGACTATTGCACTACCTAAAGACAAGAAACTTGCTCAGGATTTATCAAAAGCTGTAGCTGCTGCTTTAGGTTCACGTTTACGAGGGAATGAAGGCTGGATTGATCAAAGTCAGTCAGCGCGTGGAAAGCTAGGTTTTATTAGTAATGGGGGCTTAATTGTAGAGTTAGGCTTTATTAGCAATGAGGATGAGATATCCCGCTTTAATGCTCGTTACTGGTTAGCTGCAAAAGCAGTTGCTGATGTGCTGATCGATTATGAAAAGCGCAATTAATACTTTAACGCTGTGCCTCCTTTTATCAGGTTGCACAGCTCATTCAATCAATACACAAATAAAAGTTAGTATCTGTGCAGTGTATGCAAAATTAAGCCCTGATTTCTCAGGGCTTTTTTTAGTTTTCAAATTCCACATCGTAAAGCGATGTTAAAGATGCCTTTAATTTTTCATCCTTAGTTTCTGCAATGTACTCTTGCATTTTCTGCTTGTATTCAGTGTGACCAGCTTTATATTTTGCAAACAAGTATGAGAACTCGCCTATCTTATAATCAGGGTTACTCTTGTTTTCTGGTTTGTCTAATTCTACTTTTAAAACGTCTGCTAAATTGTCATAGCATTTATTAATCAAAGTAGCTTCTTTCTTTTGCAAGGTTAATAACTGACATCTAAATGTAAGCCTTGCTGTATCGTTAGGTTTTTCCTTCAGTTGTTTTTCATTTAAAGCATACGCATCATTATAATTTTGCAAAGTCATGTAGATATTCATTTGCATAAATTCACGTTTCTTTTTATCAGAAATCGTACTGACCTCAGGCAATATCTCTTTCATTTTATTTTGAAATTCTTCAAAGTTACCCTCGCGGTAGTATTTGAAGTAACTTTCATACTTATCAATGATCTTTTGATCTTCGGCTGAGACTGTTTTAATAACGGATTCTTTTGGGGCTTTTTCTACATCCTTTGATGAGTTTGTAGCATTACTGCAGGCACTGATTAGCCCAACAGTACAAAGAATAATAGGGGTTAAATATTTCTTCATGCTTTACGTCGTGATGCTGAGGTTATTGTGAAAGTGTGTGTTTTATATGGTGGGTTTGGTACAACTTTACCATTATCAAATTTACCCTCGAAGCCCAATTCTAGTGACACTGTTATTGCTTGTAGGTCTGGGGCAGGTAATGTGATTTCACAGCTTCCTACTGGCTGTCTATCTTTCTCAGTATTCCAAAAACCTTTTCCAACTTTGAGAGAAAAAGGCCCGCCGATTGGCTGTTTGTTTTTAAATAAACGTATTGTGCCAAATGTATAAATTGTTGCATCTGCCCGCAAGGTAGGTGGTAATAATGTCACAGTTATAAATAGCTTTCTCTTCTGAATTTTATGTGAAATCTCAAAAGAGCATGCACCAGACAAAGCTTGTACTGCAGATCCAAATAAATTAGCTTTATCCTGATCATAGGGAAATAAAAGATTCTTGAATTTAACAATTTCAGTTTTGGTATTTTCTATGTAGTAATTTTCATATTCATTATTAACAAAACTGTCTGTAGGTGGTTGTTGTTTAGGTATTTGGACAGGTGAGGATTTAGCTGCAGAAGATGCAGTTCCACCACCGTTATCTTGAACTACCAAGTTTTGCTTAGGTAAAAGTTTGCAACTGCAAGACAGTGAATCATTTACACGAGCTGCAGCTTTTCCGAAGATTTGCATGTGAGGATCGCCTGAGATGATCGTTGCAACCGTTTTATGTTTCGGGCATGTAGCCTTGTCGCCAACGCACGCGATTGCAAAACCATCAATTAGGAACATACTATTCCCAGAAATTACCTGACCGCCACCAGTCGTGGGACAGCCAACAACAATATATGGTGTAGCCAT